CTTTGCGTAACCGACCAGCTCCGTCATTTTCTCCTCGACGTACTCTAAAGCGTCCAGATGTTCTGACGTCATCAGTGTATCCAATCCTATGGCTCCGAGTAGCTCGATCGTCACAGCTACCTGGGCCTCGATTCTTAGTGCGAGATTTGTCAAGTGCGTTTTCACGGTTTCTCTTGAGTCCATTTTCGTGTGTACGCATGTCCACTCCAGCAGCCGGGATTTGTCCATCAGGATCGAGAGTTCCTTTGTAAGGGGAATCTTCGTCCAATTCCTGGGTGCTGAACCAAGCACTGTTCGATGTCCTGAGCTTATGTTGTAGCTCGCGCAAATCAGCGTGATCCAAACCAACACGCGCGGAGATAACCTTGAACATTAACTCAATATCTTGCAGTGCTTGTGGCCACTTATTCTCAGTATCGTTGCTCCAATATGATTTCTCCCGGTCGACTGATTTTCTAGCCAACCTTTTCTGGTGGTCGTTACATTGCGGAGTGTAGACTCTCTTAATCATTTCGCAGTAATCGGATGTTATGGGGGTGATGGCATCTATAATAAGGTAACCATCGACTCTATCAATTGCTGCGTCAGCTAAGGGTATACTGGGATCTCTCGTCGTAATGTGTAACTTCCTCCAGGTCCTCAATGGGTCTTGTATGGTGCTATTGGTGGTGTATGGGTCTATAAAAACTCGCGCTAGAAAGGTCAAGCCCTTCTCGCGCTGGTAATATTCGATCTTGAGATCCATACCCACCATTTTGGCAACTTTCGCAAAGTTCCTAGAGAACCTTCTGTCAAATAACGAATCATCCCCGAAGGCCAAGCCTATCAGGCGGAAGGCCATTGCGGGTTCTAATTCGTTATCAGTCATTCTGATGGAACAGTACTGTAGGAACGCGTTCAATATTGAGTTACCATCGCACGTGGTCGGCGAACCGCTTTTAACGCCGACTCCAGCATCATATCGGAAGTGGAATAATTTTGCTCTAGCGGGGCATGAGATGAGCATGTTTAGATATTGTCTTAGCTCATCATGGTGTTTAGCGTGGAAGAATCTTAGATAGCACGCGTTAATGACATGTCTTTGCAGATAATCGCTCACTAAG